CGGCGTGCGCGCGGTTCTGGGACGTCTCCGCAGTCGCGCGGTTCATGATCGATACGAACGCCTCGGGGGAGATCGAGAGCGCGAAGCAGCACACGCGCGCGAGCCACTCGTCGTACATGTTCTTCTGGTCGGGCTCCTTCGTCGCGATGAAGGTTTTCCCGACGCCGCCGGGAACGAACTTCGCATGACGGCGCTGCGCCGTGTTGCCCTCGAGGACCGAGTCCCACCACGCCTGGAAGTCTGCGATCTGCGTGGGCGTCCAGGTTTCCGGGACCCCGATCAGGGCCTCGGGGACGTTGCCCTCGGTGTAGTACTGGAGCTGGTAGACCTGCCGGCGCAGAGCGATGTTGATCGTGATGATGATCTGCTCGACCGGCGAGTAGCCGTAGACCTTGTTCGTGCGCGCGTTCCGCGGCGCGTAGATCAGCTCGTCCGCCGCATAGTCGACGGCCGGCAGCCCTTTCAGGATTTGCTGGTAGGCCGGGATGGGGGGCTCGGGCGTGCGCCCCCAATCGTCGATCACCCGCTTGACCGTCGCTCCATCGATCGGCTCCAGCGCGTAGAGCTCGCCCCCACGGGTCCGGCGCACCCAGAGGGTCGGGGCGTCGATCACCAGCAGGTCCTCGAGGAGCATCCGGAGCCAGGTGTCCCAGGCGTGCACGCGATCGGGCCGCATGAAGAACTGCTCGATCTTCAGAACCCGCGAGTCCTCGCTGCCGTCGATCCGTTTGCCGACTCGATCCTTGTCCTTCTTTTTTTTCGTCTCAGCGTCGCGCGGCTGGATGTTCCAGTCGAGCGCCGACATCTGATCCTTGCGGGCCTCGATCAGGATGCGGAGCAGGTCGTACCCGTCGCCGAGCGCGCGCAGCTCCGGAAACCCGATCTGCTCGTATGCCCGCGGGGATTGGACGAGGTTGTAGCCGGCGGGGAAGTCGAAGATCCGGCCTGCCACTTCGGGCGGCGCGGTCGGCGCCATCGGGTTGAGGGGGCCGAACCAGTCGGCCCCCGTCCCGGTCACGATGCCGACGCCGGTGCGGCCGGTCGAGATGTAGTTCACCTGAAACGGATCGACGGGCGTGGCTCGCCCGCCTCCGCGCTGTGCCCGATCGGCCATGCCGGCTCAGCCTTAGCGGTTCTGCTGCGTGAGCAGATAGTCCGCGGTGAAGATGCGCGACGCCGCCGCGCGGGAGAAGCCGCCCAGGTAGGGCGTGAGCGAGATCGCGGTGCGGACCGCGTTTGCCATCGCGGAGCCGACCTGGACGCCGTTGCGAAAGAACGATGCCGCGCCGGCGTTGCTGAGCTCGATCCGGAGCGTCTCGAACGTGTCGGCCACCGGCGGAATGCCGATGTCCTGCACGGTCGTGTCGACGTCCTGCTTGACGCCGACGAGCTTCCAGTTGTCCACGGTCGCGGCGGTGTCGAACAGGAATCCGCAGCCATCGGTGACGTTGCTCGTGAGCGTCGTGCCCGAGATCGTGAACGGCATCTCGAGCGCGGCGACCTGATCGCCGAAGCCGAAGAAGAGCGCCACGGTCGTGATCAGGTCCATCTTGACCCGGGCCTCGGCCACGAGACCACCCTGGCCGGCCTGCCAGTTCAGCGCGCCGACGATCTGCACGCCATTCGCCGCCATGCTGGCGCCCGCGCCCGCGCCGGTCGTCGCTGCGATCGTGCCGTTGACCGCAGCGGCGATCGCGAAGTCCACGGCCGCGCCGTCCGACCCCTTGGCGACTGCGTAGAGATCGCCGTTCAGGGCGTCGCCCAGGAAGTCGTCGACGAAGCCGCACTTCGACGAGGGCGGCGTATCGGCCCCGATCGCCGTGTAGCCGGCGCCCAGGAGGTCGGGCACGTCCTGCGCCTGGACGTTGACGACGCCGTAGCCGTTCGGCGTGTAGACCTGTCCGCTGCGCGCGTAGATCGTGCCCAGCTGTCCGGCCGGGGCGACCATTACGACGGTGGTGGAGGCACTCATGGAGCTTGCTCCTTGTGGGTTTCGACCAGGACAAAACCGCGGCGCGAGAGCGGGGCAACGTCGGCCGGCTGGACCGCCACCGTGCGATCGGCCTGCACCGTATAACGCGAGCCATCGATTCCGTAAACGGTGCTCACATCGTCGGGCGCGCGCATCAGGACCTGCGCGGCCGCGAGCGCTTCGCGCCGGCGCCCAGGCGCGGCCCACGCGGCGAGCGTCCCCTGCTCGACCTGGACGCCGGCCGGGATCGCGCGCTGCTCCTGCTTGAGCTTCTCGGCCTCGCGGCGGTAGTGCTCGAGCAGGCCCGTGTTATTGTCGTGGAACGCCTGATAGGCCCGGCTGGTCGCATCGACATCGTCGTCGTGCGCGGACTCCGGAAAGGCCTCGAGCGCGCTGAAGTATGGCTCGTTCCAGTCGCCCTCCAGATAGCAGACGTTGCCTCCCTCGCACTGCGCGCTAAACGGACTGAAGCGCACGATCTTGTCGCCCTCCTCGGACGTCGACCGGATCGGGTAGCCGTCGAGCAGCTGGGTCAGCTGCAAGACCTGCCACTTCCCCGCCTGCCCCGGGTCCTGGGGGACGGAGATCGTGCACGCCTTGCCGTCGCTGGCCGCGCACGCGACCAGCATGGCCTCGACGTCCTTCGGGCCCACGCGGTCGCGCCGGTTGTGCGCCACCACATAGCGCCCGTCCGGCATGCGGCCGATCTTCACGCCGCTCGTCCAATCGGGATCGTTGTTCTGCGTCTTGGGCGTGCTGGCGAGGTCCCAGCCCCTGACCCACGTGGTCGCCGGCGGGATCTCGGCCGCGGTGATCTTGGTCAGCCACTCTCGCCTGAAGAACATTCCCGCGCTGGGCCGCACCTTCCAGTTTCCCTTCAGGAGCCGCTCGCGCTCGACCATCGGGAGCGCCATCAGGTTCGCGAGATACGCGGGGTCCTTCTGGATCAGGATTTTATTGTCGAACACGCTGGCGGGGATGAACGTCACGGACTTCGGCGTCTGCTTCACGCCCTCCGCGCCCTCGCCCAGGTCCTCGAGGGGATAGCGGGCGATCAGCTCCTCGGCCGAGTCTCCCCATTTGATCTCGTCACCGACGCGCACGAACCAACGCAGCACGCCCACGCGGTCCTTGATCGGAAAGCCGGTGCTCTGGTCGATCCACCACGAGATGAATTCCGCGACCCAGCTATCAGCGTCGGGATTGCAGCCGGCGCGAATGTACGGCGCCACCCCGCAGGTGCTGCGGTTGCGGCTCAGCATGAAGAAGAACTGATACCGCGTGAACAGCGTGAGCTCGTCGAACCCGATGTAGCAGTACTGCGCGCCGCTGTGCTCCAGCACGGTCTTCTCGTGCTCCAGGTGGCCGAACTTCACCTTCGGGAACGCGGCCTCGTGCGGCTTGCCGTCCTCGCGCGCCGGCAGGGGGAAGGTCCACTCGAGGCGCTGGCGCTGCGGGCTCGCCCCGAACAGCGGATAGAGCGTCATCGACTCGTCCCAGAGCCCGCCGGGGTTCGTGACCTGCACGGTGGTGCGCCGGAACAGCATCGCGGTGAATCCTGGCACGTGGCGCCACCGCAGCGCCTCAAACTCGATCGCCCAGCTCTTCCCGCCTCCGGCCTGCCCGCCGTAGATCACGATGTCGGCGGGGCTTTCGAAGAACGCCGTCTGGGGACCTGTTTGCGGGCCGCGCTGGACCTGCGCGGCCTCGACCTGCCGCCATAGATCGGCGTCGGCCGAGCGCGCCGCCTTAGCCGCGTTTTTGCGGCGCTTGCGGCTTTGGCTGCTGGCTGCCATTGGCCTTCACGGCGTGAGGGGGGGGGGGACCGACGCGGCCGTTGCTCGGCATCAGGGCTACCACCGCGAACCCGCCCGGGCCCGCCGGCGCGATCGGCGTGCCGTCAGGATTCGCCAGCTCCATGCGATCGCTGCGCCGCCAGCCCGCCATGCACTGCAGGAGGAACATCAGAATGCCGGCGCGATCGCGGTGCTTCACCCCAGCGCTGACGACGCGCCCGGTGTTCGGGTCGACCTTCCGATCGAGCCCGAGGTTCTCCAGCTCCGTCTCCCAGCGCGCAATGCGGGTCGGCCGCGCGATTTTCAGGTCCTCCGAATAGTGCCGGTACAGCGTCGACGTCGACGAGATCCCGAGCATCCAGCAGATCTCGATGTCCTTGTGCCCGAATGCCTTGAGGGCCTGCACCTTGCCGCGGTTGAGTTCGGTCGGGACGTGCCGCTCCGTCCGGCTGCGCTTTTTTTCCTTACCGCTCGAAGCTGGCGCGCGCGCGGCCTCGTACCCCAGGGGTGGAGAGACGGCGGTCGACGGCCGTGTGGGTGTTTTTGGTTTGCGCTTGGTCATGCGCGTTTCCTGTAGCGGCCCTTTCGGCGTGGCAGTCGCCGCGCGATCAGGACGTTCATGTTGATGTCGCGCGCGCGCTGCAGCGGTTCAAGGTTCGCCGTCGTGGGGCTCTGGTTGAAGGCGCGCTCGAGGTCGCGAGTCGGCACCGGCTCTCCGCCGCGGACGCGCACGGCTAGGCGCTCCTGGGCTCGCCGGCGCCCTGCGGGGGCGCCTTGGCGGCCTTGCGGGCACGCCTGCCCGAGGGGCGTCCCTTGGCGCGGCTCTTGGCGACGTCGTCGAACGGGAGGCCGGACGCCTCGAGGGTGGCGTTGCGGCCGGTGAATTCCTGCCAACGCCGGACGGCGATGTCGACGTACTCCGGGGCCAGCTCCATCGCGAGGCACGCGCGCCCCGCGGTCTCCGCGGCGATCACCGTGGTCCCGCTGCCCAGGAAGGGGTCATAGACGAGGTCGCCGGGGCCAGAGCTGTTCAGCATGCCGCGCCGCATGCACTCGACGGGCTTCTGGGTCCCGTGGCCGTGGCCGGAGTCCTCGCGCGCCGGGATCTGCCAGACCGTGGACTGCGATCGATCGCCGGCCCAGCGGCCGGGCTTGCCCTCTCGGACCGCGTACCAGCAGGGCTCGTGCTGCCAGTGATAGTCGCCGCGCGAGAGCGCGAAGCGATCCTTGGCCCAGATGATCTGCGCCCGGATGGCGAACCCGGTGGCCCGGAGGCTCTCCTGGACCGCGCCCGCGTGGAGGCCGCCGTGCCAGACGTAGACGACGTCGCCCGGGAACAGCGCCCAGGCCTCGCGCCAGTCCGCGCGATCGTCGTTCTGGACCGCGCCGAGCTTCTTCCTGTTCAACGAGACGCCGGCGCGTGCGCGCCAAGCCGGATCGTAGCTTACCCCATACGGGGGATCGGTGACCATGAGGCGCGGCGCGGCGCCGGCGAGCAGCCGCCGGACGTCCGCGGAGTCCGTGGCGTCCCCGCAGCAGATGCGGTGCCTGTCGAGCAGCCAGACGTCGCCGGTGCGCGAAACGATCGTGGACGATTGGGCTGGGACCGAGTCCTCGTTCGTGCTCGCGGGCTCGGCCCCGGCGTTCAAAAAACGCACCACCTAGAGATCCCCGAAGCCGGCCAGCTTGAGGTCGAACCCCACGGTCTTCAGCTCGCCCAGCTCGGCGCGCAGGATCGCGTCGTCCCAGGCGGAGTTCATCGCCAGCTTGTTGTCGGCGATCACGTAGGCGCGCTTCAGCGTTTCCGTCAGCCCGTGGCGCCGAATCACCGGCACGGTCTCGTGGCCCTCCTGGCGGAGCGCCATCCAGAGCCCGTGGCCGGCCAGGATCGTGAATCCCTCGTCGGCCAGGATAGGACGCATGATCCCGAATTCCCGCACGCTCGCGCGCAGCTGCTCGACCTGCGCGTCGTCGTGCTTGCGGGAGTTCCGCGGGTGCGGCTTCAGCTCGCCGATCGGCACCCACTCGATCTTCATCTGTCGCCAGCTCTCGGCGACCGCGACAGAGGGGGGATGGCCGGGTTCGGCTGGCTGGGTGCGCGACATCGGGCTCGCCCTGGGCTGGGACGAAAAGGGCCGGCCGCGGGGGTCGGCCGGCCCTTCCGGGGATCACGCGCACCAGCCTGGGGGAATGGCGGGTGCGCTCGGGGTGGCCCGATTATGCCACCCGGACAGGCCCGTGTGTCAATCGGGCGCCGGCGCCAGCGGGGGAAGGGACGGGTCCAGGAGGGAGCGCAGTTCCGGGTGCTCGTGCCACCCGGGGATGTGGATGCAGTGCGCGCAGAGCAGCGGCGACCCCTCGTACCAGACGATCGCCACGATGTGGCGCCCGCACTCGACGCAGTCGAATTCTTTCTCGCGAACGATGTTCATGCGTCGTGCTTGTTAATCAGCAGCTTGGCTCGCTGCCGCCGCCGCCGTTCGACGCTCTGATGATAGCTCTCGCGGAGCACTGCCGCCGCTTGGCGCTCTCCGTCAGAGAGCTTCCCCGGCTCGTGCTTATCGAGCCATTCCAGAAGAACGACGGCGTGTAAGGTCGCTTCGCTGAGCGTCACGGCTTCACCTGCTGCTGGTCGTTCAGTGGCTCGCGGATATTCGCGGCCAGATGATTGGCGTGGTCGAGCAAAGTCTCCTTGACCGTGGCGACGATCTTCTCGCGGTGGTCGGGCTTGAGCAGCGCGAGCATTGTGGCGACGAGGCCGACGCTGGCGACAACGGCATCTGTGACCAACACCTCGTCGGCGTTGATCTTATCGAGAAGCCACGCGGCCAGCGTGTCGCGAAGCTCTTGTTGTTCTCGGTTCATCACTTCACCGTCTGCGAGCGCAGCACCTGCTCTCGGCGCGCCTCATCCGCGAAGCGCTCGCACTCATCGACGCCGAACTGTTCCTCGGCCGCGCAGGCCGCGTCAATCATCTGGTTGCGGATGCGGCAATAGCCGAAGGCCGAGCACGCCAGCGGAGCCCTGCAGGGCGGCCGCATGCACGGGTCAATCCTGGGGTCCATTTTCAACCTGCCCGCGTCTTGTTCGGCCTCGGGAGGTGCGTTATGTGTGTGGCGCGGCATCGCTCCGCCATCCTTGTCGCTAGGGATGTGAAGGGCCCCGGCTTCACCACCGGGGCCCTTCCTGCTTCTAGGCGTCGTCGCCCCCGAGGGAGCGAGCGAGATCGTAGACCTTCCGGCGCACGCGCGGATTCCGGATGCGATAGTAGGCCCGGACCAGCTCGAGCGTCTCGCGAGTCATCATCCTGCTGTCGTCTCCGACCGCGTTCGGATTCCAGACGCCGCCGATGTAGGCGCCGGGACCGGGACCTTTGCTTTCGGGCCCGCGCGCGGTCGCGGCGATCTCGGCCGGCATCTCGTCGAAGAAGAACTGCACCGGCACATCGAGAATCTTCGAGAGCTCGTAGAGCCGGCTCGCGCCGACCCGGTTGGTCCCGCGCTCGTACTTTTGGACCTGTTGGAACGTGAGGCCCAGCGCGTGCGCCAGCTTCTCCTGGCTCATGCCCAGCATGGTCCGGCGCAGGCGCATCCGGCTGCCCACGTGGGCATCCACCGGGCGCGGGCGCACCAGCTTGATCCTGGTCGGGCCTCGGCGCCGGCGCCGCGGGATCAGCAGGGCGGTCTGCGTCGCCCTGGTCTTCTGTTCGAGAGTGCTCATCATCGTCTCCATCGCTAGGTGGGGCCGCCTTGCCGCTGGGCCCCGGGAGCGGTCTTGCGCTCGATCGCCTCGATGTGCTCGAGGACTTGCTCGCGCGTCAGGACGAACGTGTCGTCCTTCGACGGCGCGAGCACTCGGAACTTGAAGTCCTGGTAGACCCGCACGGCGCGCCGGACGTCGCCGGTGGCGTGGATGCAAAGCGCCAGCGCGAGCTGTGCAGGCCCCGATCCCCCGTAGCCCCACTGGAATCCGTCCGGGCTGTGGTTCCAGACGTCGTTGCGCGGCGGCAGCGGGACTCTCGGCTTGCCGTCCTCGGCCACCATGACTTCCGCGCCGCCGGTACGCTCGGGGTCCCGGCTGAATTGATAGACGATGATCATGGCTCAGCTCCTGTGCGGGTTGCCGTCCAGGTTCGGCGCGCTCCCGTGCGGGGCCGCTCGCTCCTGCTGGACTATCGCCTCGCGCGCCGTCAGGTCGCCGGTCCCGATGAGATTGATCAGGCCCGCAAGCGTCCTCCGCGGCACCGCCAGATAGTCGGACGAAGAGCCTGCCTTCTCGGCGGTCCAGATCAGGCGCGCGAGACCATCGCGTGCGCCCTGGAGCAGCTTGATCAGATCGGACCCCGCGGGGTCGAACGGGCGCCCCTCCGCCATCGCGACCGCGGCCTGCACGGCCACCAGGGCGTGCGCGCGCGCGGTCTGGTGCCGGGCCATGAAGGCGAACCCGATCGGCGGCATCGCATGCAGGGCCGCGGCGGCCACCCGGAGGGCCTTCACGTAGGGCTCGATCTTCGGGTCCACCCGGTCGGTTGCCGGGAACAACGTGTGGGCGGCCGCTGCGCCGCCGCCGAACTGGACCGGCTTGCCCTCGCGCAGCCGGTGCTCGGCCGCCTGGATTTCGACCGGCGCCAGCGCGGCCCCGTTGCCGGCGAGGTACTCCAGCCACGTCCATCGGGCGATCGGCTCAAACGCCGGCCGGCCGTCGTGGTGCTCCATGTAGCAATCGACCCATAGGGTCTGCTGTTCAAGAACGTCGGTCATCGGTCTCTCCATCGCTAGGTTGCCTGCAGGGCGCCTCAGCCCCAGTCGAGCGGATCGCGCTCCCGGGTGACGTGCGCAACGCCATCGCTGTCGACCCGGACCTCGAGCCCGTGGTCGAGCAGCTCGTTGATCATCGCCTCGGCGACCATCCGGTGCGCCTCGTGGGTATCGGCGACCCCTTCGTCGATCAGCCCCTGGGCGACCCCGTGGAGGCAGATGTCCGCCCCGGTGCAGGCGCGCTCGAGCGCCTCCTTGATCTTCTCGGCCCGCCACTCGGCGAGCCGCTCCGGCGTCATTGGCGTGCCGGCCTCCGTTGGCCTCTCCTGGTCCATCGTCGTTCTCCATCGCTAGGGTTGGATGCGCACCCGATGGGGCGGCCACGTTCCCGTGACCGCCCCTGGGGTGCAAGTCCGGAATCAGGCCGCCGCCAGCTCGGCCGGGACGATGCGGTTCCAGTCCGTGCGCGGCAGCTCGATCAGCTGGCCGCCCTGCTTCTCGAACTCGGTCGCGCGATCGTAATCGCCCAGGTCCTCGGCCGTCCGGGTGATCGCCGCCGAGAGCCCGTAGCGGGTCAGGTCGCCGCCGCGGATCAGGTGCTTGAGGACGCTCCCGCGCTCGCCCTCCGTCCAGGTGAAGTGCTTCTGCACCACCTCGACCACCTTGACGGGGTCGGCGTCGATCTTGTCCTGCGTCGAGGAGGCGATCGTCTCGGCCAGCGAGTCGAACTGCGCGCGGTCGAAGGCCGCCTTGACCAGATCGCGGGTCTGCATCCAGACCGCCTTGTCGGTGGCCTTCTTGGTCTCGTCCGCCAGCAGGGCGTAAACCTGCTCGCCCAGCTCGGCCGCCTTCCCGCCGACGTGATACTTGCGCATCGACCGCTGGCTGAAGATCGCGAGGTTCGTGCAGGCGCGGGTCCAGACCGCCGTCTCGATCGCCAGCGAGCCCATGCCGACTTCGGAGTTGCTGATCACGATCGCCGGGCTGCAGGTGTCGAAGATCGTGTGCTTGCCGTCGCCCATGCGGCCGGTCGGGATGTCCTTGTTGATCTCGGCCGAGACCGCTTTGATGTAGAGCTTCGTCTGCGTGATGTTGCAGGAGTGGATTTCCAGCTTCAGGTCCATCAGGACCGGCAGGACCGCCTCGGCGAGATCGATGTAGTCCAGGCTGCGGTAGCGGTCCGAAAGGAAGGCCCGCACGTTCCCGTCAAGCGTGCGAATGAGCCGGCGCGGCTGCACCTTCGACTCCGCGGGCTTCTCGCCCATCCAGCGATTGATGTTCTGGGCGAGCAGCTCCGGGGCCTCGGCCCGCATGCGGTCGTAGTAGCGCTGCGGGATCGACGTGTGGAGGGCGACCTGCTGGTGCGCGAGGTTCGTCATCGGGAACACGTGCTCGGTCCCGTTCTTGAGCGCCAGCACGACGTCGCCGCTCTCGCGGGCCGTCTGGACCGCGCGCGCCTCGATCCCGCGCGTGTCGGCGATGAAATCCTTCTTGGCGTTCGCCTGCCGCTCGATCTCGGTGGCAAGCTGGGTCAGGCTGAGTCCGGTCTTCATGTCGTCGTCTCCGTCGCTAGGTTGAGGCGCGCCTTGCTCTTCATGGCCGGCTGGGCGCGCCGGTGGGCCGGCGACCATCGCCCGGGGGCCCCGATCTCCCCCGGGCTAGGTTTCGCGGCTAGGCCGCGATGCGGTAGACGAGACCGCGCTTCTCGTCCTTCTCGCTCGTCACCTTGAGCTTCAGTTTCTTCTTCAGCGCGCCGGCGACCGCGCCGCGCACCGTGTGCTTCTCCCACTCGAACTTCCGGACCAGCTCGTCGAGCGAGGCGCCCTCGGGGCGGCGCATCAGCTCGATCATCCGGGCCTGCTTGGAGTTCGGGCGGGACTCGGCCTGGGGCGGGGTCCCGTTCTGGGCGCGGCGGCCCCGCGCGCTCTTCGACTTCGTCTTGGCCATCTCTGGCTCCTCCTGCGGTTGGGCCGGCGCCGCTTCGGCGGAGTCCGACCGGGGTTGCTCGCCCGGGCTGGTGGCCTGCTGGCCATCGTCCTCGAGCGAGATGCCGAGCGCGGCGAAGGCCGCGTCGGTAACGGTGGCGTTCTTGCCCTCGCCCGCGACCAGCCCGCGGCTCCGCAGGCCGGCCTCGATGCGCGAGTTGATCATCGGGTTCTTCATGCTCGCCGGCAGCGGGAGCAGCTTGCGGTCGGCGCGCTGGCAGGCAGCGTTCAGGCAGACCAGCTGGGCGTCGGAAAGGCGGATCGGCTTCGTCATCATCGTCTCCATCGTCGCTAGGTTGGCCGGGCACCCCGCCCGGCAGGGGTCATTCGCTCTTACCGCCTGTGATTGCAAGCGGGCCGTCTACGCTATGCCCGCCTCCGCTTGTCATCCGCGCGCCGCGCCGCAGCATCGTCCATGCCCTTCTGGACCCGCGCGGGGTCCGCGCCCGGCACGTGCCAGCCCCGCATGCTCCCGATCTCCATCGCGGTCACCTGGGCCTCGGTCAGGCCGCGCTGGCTGTTGAAGTGCCGGACCGCCTGCTCGACCATCTCGATCGAGTCCTTCGGGTTGTCGACGTCGGTCAGGTAGTAGCCCTGGTCGCCGCGCTTGATGATCGCGATCCGGTTCCCCGGCGTCTGGGTCTGGATGACCGTGTAGCAGTACTCCGGCAGCCCGGCGGCGGGCCTGATCAGGTCCTGCGGGCATTCGGGCACCGGGTTCGTGGTGCTGGTCCCGATGATGCACTTGCAGGCCGGGTAGGTGCAGAATTCGCTCATCTGGTTCTCCTTGTCGCTGATGGTGGGTTCGGGTTCAGGGCATCGCGTCCGGCTGCAGCTCGACGAACCGCCGCCGGCCGTCCAGGGCCACCTGCTCGGAGGTGATCCCGCCGCTCACGTAGTAGTGCTTCTCCACCTCGCGCCAGCCCGGAGCGATCTCGCGCATGTGGTGCCGGAAGCGGGCCCAGCGTTCGTAGAGGCGGTGCGCGATCCTGGTCGCGAAGATCTCGTCCGCGAAGCCCCAGACCGTGTCCCCGGCGACCGGGTCCAGCTCCAGGCGCCAGCCCGAGAGGCGGCCGAGGCCCTCGCGGGACCAACGCCGCGCGAGCGTCTTGGCGGCGCGCATCAGCGCCAGGGCGGGGAGCTGGACGCCGTCGAGGACCTTCACCTCGAGCGCGCCGGCGCGGCGCGCGCGCTCGGCGTCCTTCTCGGCCATCGCCGGGCTCGGCGAGCCGACGCGGCCCGAGCCGTTCGGGTAGCGGGCAAACACTGTGATCATCATCATCTCCGTCGCTAGGTGCGGGTGGGTGGCTAGGCGATCGTGACCTGCAGCTGGGCGATCTGCTCGCCCTCCGCGCCAAAGGCCTCGATCTGCGCGCCAGTCTCGTCGGCGCCAATCACGATCAGGAATTCTCCGTCCTCTCTGCCGCGGGCTGGTTCGCATATCCAGCCGTCGCCCTCGATACCGCCGAAGGCTTGCAGGTCGGACTGGGTCGCCCGGCGCAGACCGTGCTTGGCGATCATGGCCAGGATTTCGTTTGGCTTCATCTTCGTCTCCGTCGCTAGGCGGGGCCGGCGGCCCCGTTCCGATGACGCGACGTTCCCGTGATCCGCTTAGAAGTGCAAGCGAACCAGTTGGGAACATTGTCGAATAACAATCGCGACATTCCCGATATTTGCGGGGCTTGGACGCGAAAAGGGGCGCCAACCTCGCGGCTGGCGCCCCTTTGGGGCTCGATCCCCGGGCTACCGGGTCAGTCGGGCGGGCGCCACGTTCGCGGGCGCGGGGCGGCCGTGGCGCGGTCCAGGCAGCGCTGCGCGGCGGCGCGCGCGTCCAGGGAGGCCTCGGCGTTCGAGATCGGGCTCGGCGGCGCGGTGGCGAGGCGGCGGTGGAACGCCGCGACTCCTTCGCGCCCGCAGATATCGACGAGCGATGCCGTCGCTGGCTGATGGGCCTGATCGTCGTAGGCGAGAACGGGGCCGGCCCGCATAGCGGGCTCCGGTGCGGTGCAGCCGCCCAGCGCGAGAGCGAGGGCGGCGGCGCCGATGATCGCGAGGGTTCTGGTTCTCATGCGCGGCCCCCTCCTTGGCAGGGCCGGTGCACAAGATAGGGGATCGCGTGGATAACCGGAAGGTGACCGAAACGGGAATCAGATGCGCTCGGCCCTGTAGATCAGCCGGAGCACCTTGGCGCCCGGGCAGTCCTGGACCTCGGCGATCTCGCCGATCAAGCGCACGCGATCGCCGCGCTTCATCCCGGGGAGCTGGCCGTAGTGGACCGCGTAGACGCTCTGGCCCACGGCGACCGTGTGGCAGTACCCGCGCGTCTCGCGGACCTCTCCCTCGATCAGCATCGCGCCCGGCGGGACCTGCGGGGGCGGCGAATCGCACCCCGGGATCACGAGCGGCAGAACGAGCAGGCAGAGCATCTTCGGTCTCATTCGGCTGCCTCCATCTGGGACGAGCTGATCGGGACGTAGTTCCTCCGCTCTGGTCCGCAAGCGCCGCGCGCGCTCCGCTCCCAGGCGATGTGGTGCGGATAGCCGCCGCGCCGGCCCTGCAGGGTACAGCCGTGCGGGGCCTGGAAATGTTCGCACGTGCCGCACTGGCCGATCAAGTCTGCGAGGCCGATCCCGAGCCCGGACGCCTCGTAGGCGCCGAGGCCGGCGAGTTCGTCCGCGCGCTCGTTCCACTGGTTGCCCGCGTGGCCCTTGACCCATTCGAAGCGCGCCACCCGGCGCGCGCGCAGGCCGTCCAGGCGCTGCCAGAGATCGATGTTCTTGACCGGCTCTCCGCCCCGGCCGCCCCGCATGCCGGTCCGCCAGCCGCGCGCCTTCCAGCCCTTGATCCAGCTCGAGATGCCCTTGACCACGTACTGCGAATCCGACCGCACCAGGACGGGCCCCCGGGTGAGCTCGAGCGCCATGATGGCCCCGAACAGCTCCATGCGGTTGTTCGTCGTCTCGGGCTCGCCCCCGTAGCGCGCCAGCCTCTCCTGGCCTGCTTCGAGGACCACGACGCCCCAGCCGCCAGGGCCGCCGGGATTCTTGAAGCACGATCCGTCGCAGTAGACGTGCTGCAGGTTGACCGTCATGGCATCCTCGCGCGCCGCAGACCGTCGATCAGATCGCAGGCGTCCCCGACCGTGTTGATGCGCGCGGCCGCCTCGTCCGGAATATCGATTCCCCACAAGTCCTCTGCCGCCATCAGGACCTCGACGCGCTCGAGCGAGTCGAGCCCCAGGTCGTCACGGATCTGGCTTTCGCGCCGCCAGTCCGGGATCTCGGCGCCGACGTAGCGGGTGACGATCCCCTTCAGACCTTCCTCGGTGCTGGTGCTGCTCATGCCAGCGCCCCCGTGGTCAGGTCCTGCATGATCGACTTGAAGTCGTGATGCTCGAGGAACGGCCAGAGCGTCTTGCGCGCGAACCCGCGATACTCCAGCTCGGGCAGCGGGGCCGGCAGGGGGACGGTCCTGGTGAGGGTGACGAGGCGCTTGCTCCGCTCGGCGTCGTCCTTGAACGCCGCCAGCAGGCCGGCGATGCGCTTCGTTGGAGCGGCGATGTTCGGGTCGGCCAGCGCGCGCTCGAGCGACCCGACCGAGTTGATGATCTCCGCGGCCGTCTTGGCCCCGATGCCCGGCACGCCCGGCACGTTGTCGGTCTTGTCTCCGATGAGGGCCTGGACATCGACGACGCGATCGGGATTGACGCCGAACTTCGCCCGCACCTCCGCCGGCCCGATGGCAGCGCCCTTGATGGGGTCCCACATCCGGACGGTGCCGCTCCCCTGGGGCTCGGCGTCGATCGTGACGAGCTGCATCAGGTCCTTATCGGACGAGACGACGACAACACGCATGTCGGCCAGCATGCCCTCCTGGGCGTAGCTGGCGATCAGGTCGTCGGCCTCGAAGCCCGGTGCCTCCAGGACCGGCAGGCCGATCGCGCGCGCGGCATCGCGCACCATTCCGAATTGGCCAGCCATCTCGGGCTTCATGGGTGGCCGGTTGGCCTTGTAGTTCGCATCGATCTCGCGCCGGAAGGACGTCGAGCGGCCACCGGCGGGGTCAAAGACCGCGCCGACATAGTCGGGCCCGTTGCCCTCGCGCTCGAGGCGGTTCAGCAGGGCAAGGACCATGCGGGTGAACCCGTAGACGGCGTTGACCGCCTGACCGGCTGGGTTCGTCATTTCGGGCAGGCTGAAGAAGGCGCGGTAAACGTAGCCGCTGGCGTCGAGCAGGTAGAGGCGTGGCTTCATCGGAGTTCCCTGTCGCTAGGTTGAAGAGGTCTGCACGTTGGCCTTGCACGCGCGGTCTTGGCAAGCCCGATCAGCGTGGCCGGAGCAGATGCCCCTGCGCGCGCGCCTCGATGATCACCGCGGCCTGCTCCTTCAGGGCATCGCAGTCGTCCGCGTCGGTGCAGCGCGGGTCGCACACGCCATCGGCGGCGATCTCGGAAAGCCTCGTGCCTGTGAGCTGATCGAGGCGCTTGTCGACGATGCCGAAGCAGCTGAGGCGATAGATGCGCATCAGGCCACCGCCTTCGTGCCCGCGCCGATGTTGCGCTTCTCGACCGCGAAGGTGAGCGCGACGACTTCGGGGTTTGCGTCCCAGGATTTGGCGCCGTGCAGCGCGTTCCACAAGTCCTCGAAGTTCATGCGATACCAGCGATGGCCTTGCTGGATCGCATCATCTGGCACATAGGGCGCAATGCCCTCCGCCTGGGCGTCCGCCTCGCTGATCTCCTGCAACCGCTCGATCTTCGTCGCCGTCACGGTGAGCGTCAGGCGCGAGGCCCAGCGCGGCATGTGGATCGAGGGGCGCCACGCCTGCGAGGCTTCATCATATCCGTCCGCGTCGGCTCGATGGCGCAGATGACGGCCAAGCACGCGCTCGGGCGAATAAAAGCCGCGCAGGTATTTCGACGTGGCGTCCGAAAATTCGCCAGTGAGGCTCCACGACTCGCGCACCCACAGCCGATCTCCCGGCCGCACGCGCTGCCACGGTGACGGCGCGCGCCGTGGCTTGTCATTGACGACACGCACCAGCTTCGGGAACTCGCGCCACGCCATCCGCCGCGTCATCGTCTTTCGGCCGTCGAGCAGCGCGCGAATCATCGGCCCCGAGAAGATGATCGGTTTGTCCATCACCAGCCCCCGCGGACCGGTATGCCGAACAGCTCCGCGCCGACGAGCAGCGAGGGCTCTCGATAGTCGACGGCCGTCGCCTGTAGCTGCGCCCGGACCCGTGCCCAGAGCGCCGGGTGGACAAGCATGCGTGGGCCCAGGACGAGAATCGCCGGCTTCATCCGCTCCTGCGTGCCGAAGCGCTTCAGCAGTTTTTTGTGCAGGCGCAGGGAGCGGTTCCGGCTGGGCTTGAAGTTCCACTCGCCCGGAACGCGCTCGCGCGCATGCACGGTGATGATGATCTCCCGCGGGGCGCCGGCTTCGGTTATCTTCTGTTTCGCCCCCCGCAGCTTCATCGAAATCTCCTGGAGCTTGTCCAGGGTCAGCACGCTCTCCATCGTCTCCTCCGTCGCTAGGTCGGCAGGGCCTTCAAGCACGCAGCGCAGTAGGCCAGCGCGGCCGTCTTGGCCTCCGCGTAACACGAGGCTCCCGGGCGCGGCCGGTCAAGGACCCACGCGCGGCCGCGAGTGGATATCTGGGCCTCGTGGCCGGCGAGCCGAAGGTGATCCGCGCCCTCGATCGTGGTCGTGAACTTCGGCAACTCGGCGCGCGTCGTCCCATCCTGGTCCTTCCAGGAGCCCGACCAGGGCTCGGTCTGGGCGGCGAGTCGAACGTGCGAACGCCACCCGAGGTGCTCCGCGATCGCAAGGTCGAGTTCGCGTGATCCCCGATCTGCTGTTTCGATCCTGCGGATCAGGTCGTGGCGCGCGTGCGC